CAAACCGCCCGCTTCCTACCGCCCCCGCTGGTATGGGTGCGGTCCAGCGCGTGATGAACGAGGACGGGATCGCCATCCGCGTGACCATGTCCTACGATCACGACTATCTCGGCGCTAAGTTCACGCTTGATACCCTGTACGGCGTCGCTGAAATGCGCGACAGCCACGGCGTCGCTGTCTCCACTACTGAAATCTAAAGCACGATAACGGGGCAGGGAATCCCTGCCCCGTAAAGGATTCCCCATGACTAACTTCCTAAATAATCGTCGCTTGTTGATTAAACCCGTTTTCACCATCGGCGCGGAAAATACAAACGCGATTAACGTCGCCATCCAATTGACCGACCGCTTGAACGGCGGCGACTTGACCGAACGCGCTGCAATCCAGTGGTATCTCTCCGCAGACACCAACGGCGACGCGATTGCTACCGCTCCCAGCGGCGGGATTGCCATCGGGACAGACGGCTTGTTGATCGAGCATAGCAACAACCTCGCGGGCGTGGCTATCTCTGAATCAGACGGCGACATTGATGTGACCATCACCGAAAGCACCGCCAAGTCGTTCTACCTGATTCTTATCATGCCTGACGGCAAGCTGTATTCGTCCGGCGCTATTACCTTTGCCTAGTAGAAAGGGCACCTAATGAGCGAAGAAAAAACGTACTTGATCGTCAATCCAAAAGGGATTATGCACGTCGTCTCTGAGGATCACGCCCGCTCGCGGCTGAACTCCGTCGGCTGGCGTTTGGCTACTCCTGAAGAAAAGCAAGCCTATTTCAAGGCTGGCGGCAATCAGCGTTTTGATAAGCCTCTCGCCGCGAAGTTCACGCCTGAACCGCTTGCAGACCAAGCCTTGAGCGAAGCCGACGCAATGCCGACCCAGAAAGCCGCACAGACGGAGCCAGGCGAAACCGCTGAGGCACCCGAAGCGGAAAAGCCCAAGCCCGCAAAGGCGAAGAAAGCCGCGCAGCCAACCGATCAAGCGAGTGAATAATGGACGACCGCAACGCGCTCATTAACGGAAAGTTTTTGCACAATCTCAACGGATGGACACCGCTTAACGGCGCTGTCTATTCAGCGGGAGACGGTGACGACCATTACGGCGTCGCCGTTCTCCCCGTTGGGGCGAGTATATGGCAAGAGTTCGCCGTCGATGAAACGCAATTGCAGTCTGTCCATATTTCGGTCAAAGCCGTTGGCGCGTCCCTGAGTGGGGCACAAGCCACCCTCGTCATTACAGACGGGAACGGCGACACCGTCCTCACGCAAAACTTGAGCGGCACCGGCGACACATGGACAGAATCGCTCTATACATTCGGTCTTGGTGAAGGTACGACCTACCGCGTCACCATTGCCAACGCTTCGGCGGCTGGCATTGTCAAGATTGATGACGTGTGGATGTGGTTCGTTCCCATTACTCGCGCTCAGGTCGCCTCTGCTGTTCATGCCAAACTCGGACGCCTCGCCTCGGAGCGGTCGCTCTCGACCACTCTAAACGGCGCATTGACCGAAGGCTCCTATACCTACGCCATAGACGCCGGGCTTCGCACGATTGGCGCAATTGACGAAGAAACCGGAAAGCCTGACATCCGTTTTGTGAACGCCGACCAGGTGCAAATGCTCATTGACGCGGTGACTCAAGAAATGCTCGAATTTTTGCGCATTGAGTACGCCGTCGAAGTGGATACCACGACCGGACCGTACCAGCAAAGCCTTTCCCAGAAAGCCACCATGATCGGCGAGATTATCGGCGGAGGCAAGAGCGGCGGAAGCGGCGGGTCAAGTAGCGGCGCGGTCATTCAGCGCCGGGTCAAATACGGTAGCGATGACCGATAGCTCTTTCGCTGTCATGGCGACCGTCACCTATACCCGCGAGCGAGCCACCTTAACCGGCGGCTTCTCTGGCACTGGCTCCCCGACTTTCTACGGGACGCCCGTCGCGCCGGCGGACGCTGAGACTCAATTACGCTTGCAGCTCAATACCCCCGTCACGTTGTGGGAAGTCCACATGCAAGGCGACCCCGATCTCAAAGCGGGCGACAAGTTAGTCAATGGCTCAATCAAATACAACGTCAAGACCAAAGAGCCGTACACGTGGCTCCCGACCAATGACATCCGCGTGCGCTTGATCCTTGAGGACATTCGTAACTAATGCCGTACACCCCGCAATATACCCTCGAAGGCGCTCAGGAAGTTCAGGCGCGAAATCTGCGCCGGATTGCCAACCTACGACCCGAAGGGGCGGCTGGGGAGGCGGTACGTGACGCGGCAGTCGCTTTGCATCGTCACGCGGTGCAAATTACGCACGTTGGGAAATATGTCGGCGGCGGCGCGTTGAAAAATAGCCACCGTATGAGCGTTTCAGACCTTGAAGCGTTGATCTACATTGACCCGAATGTCGTTTCTCCCAGACGAGGCAAGCGCAAGTACAAGCCCGCAATTTATGGCGTGTATGAGCATGAGCGCGGCGGTGAACATGCGTTCTATGACCGCACGATTGACGAAATCGGCGGGCAGGTCAAGGCGCAAGCCGTGAAGCACATCACCGAGGCGGTGATTTATGCCAAGTAATTCAATTAACCGCCAAACATGGCGCGAGCAACTTGCAAGCCTAATTGATACCGCCCTCGATAGCACTTGGGATGTATTCAATTATGGGACGGCAGACTTCAACGGCAAGGCGCGAAACGTCGTCATTGCCTCCGGTGACACCGATTACCCAGAACTCGCGGCGGGTAGTAACAGTGTAGATACCGGCGAGGCTGAATTTGATTTTCTCATCACTATTTTTATTTTGTATGCCGACGCTTCGCAAAGCTGGACGGCTCAAAATTCGGAAGACGCTCTCGATCTTGGGCGCAAGAAAATCGCGGACGTGATTCGCGATAATTACAAAGTCGCTTTGTATTGGGAAAAACTTGTGCCGAATGGACGCTCTCGCGTGGGGATTACCCCCGACGAAGGCGGACCCGTGTATCGGTACGAAGTGATCCCGGTGCGGGCGAGTAATTACCTGTAAAGGAGACATTCATGGCAGGAAAAATCTACGTCGTAGCTGAAGGCGCAATTCTATCAAGCCGCGCCGATAGCAAGAATTACGTCGGCGGTCAAGAAATCGACCTTTCGCACTTGAAACCTGAGGAAATCCAAATCCTCAAGGATATGAAAAAAATCGTTGAAAAAGGAACGGCTGTCACTCAGCCGAAGGAGTAAATAAATCATGGCAAAGTTTGACGGCAAGGACATGGCTTTTAAGTTTGGCAGTTTCACCGTACCCGCTGGGCATCTGGTCTCTGTGGACTGGCCCGAACAACAGGACGAAATCGACGTGACCGGCGCGACTCAGGATGATAAGGAATTTTTGCCCTCTGAGCGTTCCAGCACCGTGACTCTTAATATGTGGGCGGATGCTGCAATGACCATTGCAGACGCCTTCAAGACGACCTTGGGCTCGCAGACCGGCGACTTTTGGGAGCAAGGCAACACCACCGGAAAGCCCAAGAAATCGGCTTCGATGTTCGTGACCAGCCGCTCGAAGCCCATCGTCCACAATCAGGGAACGGCGATGACCGTAACCCTCCGCATTACTGGCGCCATCACAGAAAGCACAGTCTCCTAATGAAATACGAGATCCAAGACTTCACACTTGAACTCATTGACGAGCCGGTGCAAAAACACGTCGTGAGATGGGAAAAAACCTCTCGCAAACTTCGCAACGAGGACGCCAAGCCTGAACTCAATAAAGCGTTTGATGCTATCAAGCGTCTGAGCATCACGGAAAGCGACCCCGACAAATTCGTCTCTGCTTACCGCACGATTGCCACCGCGCTCGAAAAAGCGATTGAAGTCCTCAATAACAATGAGGTTTTGACCGTCTCTGCAAATCATGGCGTGATCGTGAAGGCTGCCATGGATGCGGGTTGGGTGATCTCGCCCGTTCTCACAGACGACGAAGTAGACGAGTTGCCCGCGTGGAAAGTCACTTGGATCGCGGAGAAAGTTGGAGAGCTGTATCTCTCTGTGACCCAAGTCCCAAAAAACTAAT